ATACACAGTATGATCACGATCGTTGTTGTAACTGGGCTCCATGCCCTCGATCTCGTCAATCTGCTCTTCGATCTCGTCACGACTGAGGTTGTAACTGCCACCTGTAAGCTCGACGTCCCGGTAAAATCCGCTTAGCTGTGACTTGCGAATCTCGTTCTTCGACATCTGCAATACATGAGTGACACGTTCTGCCGTGAAGATATCTGTGGCCTCGTAGGGCACGACTAAGTCTTGAGGCTGAATGAATTTACTCATCGCCTTATTTTGAGCTGAGTCGTAGTACACCTTCTTGAAAGCAGACCCTGCCAGCGGCAGGTAGAACAACATCATGTCTAGCTCGGGATCAAACTCCTGCATCACATTAAGAATGTAGAAGTTCATGAATTCTTCGACCCGCGAAGCTTGCGCTTCTACCTCGGGAGATCGTGCACCGACAATCTCTGCCTTAACAGGGCCTTTGGCAGGCAAAAGCTCTTTGTACGCCTGTGCCTGAAACTGTGTAACAGCCTCCGCCAGAATGGGGTGAATGACGCCAGTAGATCCTTGGAAGGGCGAGCTTCTCGCCTCGTCAAACTTCATGCCGAGGTACTTCAGTCCGTCAACATACGTCTTTTCCCACTCTGCGCGAGACTCTTTGTCTGCTTCAATAGAGCCCAATACATCCTTGGCTAAACGCATCAAATCGCTATCAACAAGGAATTCAGCAAGGTTTGAGTCGAAGGCGATGCCTGTTTCCATTTCTACAGGTGCATCAATCTCGTCATCTACAAGAATATCTTCTTCCGTAACCAAGATTTCTGCCGCAGAACGGATTTGATCGGCACGACTTGGCTCAGGCGTCACCTCAACGGCATTGCCAAAAGGTATTACGTCGGGATCGTCTTGTGTGCCTAACTCTCGCTTTTCAATAGCCATTAATAATATACCTTTCTGTCACGCCTCATGGGGTGCATTTCATTGACGTGGTCATTCTCTAATGACAGGAAACCGCCCTGTCGAAACCGCATCAATGCCATTGTCGCCGAGTCACAATAGTCGTCGTGCTCTCCGTAGGGGAAGGAAGCCATTTCTTCAATCACCTCTTCGGCAAATTGTTGTTCAGGTGCCCATACCATACCAGACTCGAATATGGGAGCCACAGAATTCATTCTGGCAATCTTATCCTGACCTCGGCTTGGCGTATAGGCTGTAACCGGAATGCCCATACGGCGAAGTTCTTGCGTTAAAGGGGTGCCTGACGCTTTAGCCTCAATTAGGACGCAGTCTGGCTCCCAGTATTTGTATTCATCCCAAGCCAGCTTTTTAAGCTCAGGAAAGTCCATCCTGACCCGTTTTGCATCCAATAAGATGATTTGGTCAGGGTCTCCGTCTTGCGGCTTAAACACCGCCCACGTAGTAATCGCCGAATAGTCAGCGGTTTCTTTCTTGGAAAACGCCGTATCGTAGCTTTGTATTACGTAGTCATACTGCGGAATGTGGTCTTGCTCCCACATATTCCACCACTCGCGCTTGACGATAGAGCCCTCTTCTGCGGTCGGGTTCTGCATCCACTGCGCGTTCCACTTGGCCACTGGCAGTGATGCCTTCACCGAGAGCAGTTCTTCTTTCTTCCAATACTCTGGCCAAAGCGGCTCGTCAGACTCCGGCATGATCGCAGGAAATTCAATGACCTCCCATTGGTCTGCGTGATCGTCTCCCTGCCTTTTCAGGACCTTACCCACAAGGTCTTTGGTCGACCATCGTGTCATGACGATTACGATGATGCCTCCCGGCTGTAAACGCTGACGAGGACCAGACGTATACCACTCATAGACCGAATCCATAGCAGTAGGGCTCAAGGCATCTTGCTCAGACACTGGGTCATCAATAATGAGTAGGTCCGCACCGCGTCCTGTAATCGCACCACCTACACCAGCGTAGAATGATTCACCGCCTTGGTTTGTGGTCCATCTACCTGCTGACTTGTTATCAGCCTGTAGCTTCAGTTGCGGAAAAACTTCTTTATATTCATCAGAGTCGATAATGTTACGAACACGACGGCCAAAGCGCACCGCCAGTTCTGCGGTGTGCGTCGTCTGAATGATCTTAAGATTGCCGCGCAAGCCCATCATCCATGCGGGAAAAAAGGTGGAGGCAAACTCGGATTTGGTGTGTCGCGGAGGCAGGCATACAATCAATCGCTTAAGCTTGCCCTCGGCGATCTTATTAAACTTGTCTCCGATAATCTTGTGGTGCCGACCCTCTACAAAATCAGGCCACTGGCTCTTGATGAAGCTAATAAAATCGTGCTGACAACTATCCTGCTTTTCTAGCCGCTTATACCGGTCTAGGAGCGCTAACGCCTCCTGTTGCTCTTGTCTGCTTAGAACATCGAAGTCCTTGAGAAGCGCGTTCGTCATGTAATTTACTCAGGGTAGCGGCCTGTGCGAATTATTTCGCAGACCTCGTCTGCCCGTGATCCTACCTGCTTAGCCCAGCGAGAGTCGTAAAACTCATCGCCAGCCTTTTCGTAGTCGCCAGTGGCCATTGCGGCCATAGCGTTTTTAAACCCCATAAGTCGAGTCAAGCCGAGGTTGAAGCACAGGTTTACGATAGCGTCTTGACGAACTGAATCTAAGTCCATGAACCAAGACAGTGCGATCAATTCCTGCTTGCACCTTTTGATGTCGTTTTCCAGCAGATAATCTATTTCATCATCTGACAACCCTAAGCCGTTGTTTTCGCTTATGTTTCTGCCTACGCCAATTGTTTCAAAACCGGCCGGGCACAGGTAACAGAACTTTTTGACGCCTTCATGGCGCTTTAATTGTGCAACGAGCTTGCTCATAACCTATCTCCAATCACAAGGCTAAACTTCAAGACCCTTAGTTTCTCTGCTGGACACTCCTGCTTGCGCGCGCCCTGTCGAGACCTCGCTCTTGCATGAGATACGCAATAGCATCGTCTCGATTAGTAAAGCGAGGAACATCAAGGCGATTTTGATTAACGCCCTGCGTCACGGTAAACATAGGCCCACCACCCATATTGACTAAGCGGTCGTAAGCAACGGCAAGATTGTTAGGATCAGCACCGGGGGCATTGAGCCCTCTGAGTGCCGCCATGGCTTCATCAAGATCGCGGAATCTAACATTTTCAAATCCACGCCCCTCAAGTCCAAAGCCGCCTTCTACATCGCGTCCTGAGTAACGATCAATCAAGCCCTGCTTGCGCGCCTTAAATTCTTCGACTCGTCGCCTGTTTTCCTCAAACCTACGAAGGCCTTCAAGTCGACGCTCTTCAATCGCGCGTCTTTCTTCGGCCGTTAATTGTGGTGCTCGTGTTTGACCTGCACCTACAAATTGCACCGCGTCAGGATCTTCTAATTCGTTACGTGCATAATCTAGTGCTTCCTGCCGTGTGCCAAATGATTGATCACCAGCAAAAAAGGTGGGTTGATCTACAGGTTGACCTGCGGCAGAAATACTCGCGATTCCTCCTTGAGGACCCGGAGGCATTTGTCCGGTGTATTGGCCTGTTCGCTCATCAAATCCCGGTGTTCCGCCTGCATACACCGTATCATTAGTGTCTTTTTGAGGGGCTTGGCTTTGCATAAATTGTGAGTACATTGGCGCCGGTGGCGGAGCCATACCAAACGCCGGTTGTTGCATCCCCCCTCTCTGCGCGCTAAACAGGTCTATGTCAGAAAAGGGACTAGAAAAATCTGCGTAAGGGTTTTCATAGCTCGCGTAGGGGTTTTCATAGCTCGCGTAGGGATCTTGATATGGCTGTGGCTCAGGAGGCTGATACGATCGCTCTGATCCGCCAAATAGATCAATAGAGTTATAAGGGTTGAAATCAAAATAGTTCATGGTCTACTCCTGCTTTTGAGACGCACCAAAGTAAAAACTTACCACGGCAGAAACTAAGCCGCCAAGATATCCAAGGATCAGGTTGATTAGCTCCATGGAGGTGGAGCCGGGAGGCTCGACAACAATAAATGCACAGAAGGAGCAGAAGAAAATGACCATAATCAAACCAATGGTCCGGGCTGTCCAATCTGTTGAGAAGTTAGATCGAGCGTCCTGTATATCCTTTGTTTCTAAAGCAAAGACATCAACCTCTAACTCTTTCATGCGCGCTTCAAAATTTAGCTCTGCTTTTTTGATTTCTGCAAGCTGATCAGGCGTGGCCTGCGCCAGAGCCCTCTCAATCTTTGCAGGAGCAGGATCACAGCCTAAGACGTCCGCCAGCATAGATGCGGCCGCACCGCCCACAGGGCCTCCTAGAGCGGCTCCTAGCGTGGGTGCCAGCGAGCCTACCAATCCTTTAACTTTGTCAAAGTTCATCGAAAATACTCCACGAATACCAATGAGCCTAAAATAAACGGATAGATAGCAAGCAACATACGTTCTTGTCGCTTAAACTGCTCCGCACCTGAGTCAAGCCGAGCCTCAATTGCTTTCATGCGCAATGCACACTCACGCTCGTGCATTTCAATCTTGACCAAAGCCTCTTCTGCTTTATCCATTAGTTACCACCTAGCGGGTTTGTTGCATCGATTGCCATCCAAAGATCGTCCATGTCGCGCTCAAAGCGCTGTAAGCGGTCATCAATGGTCGACAGTGCGTCTAATTTACCAGAAACACGCAGTTCTGTTTCCGATGATGTTTTTTCTACCGAGCTAATTCGGTCACGTAAGTCCAGTAGCTCTTGCTGTGCATCCATAATTTGCACGAGGTTTGCGCCTAGTTCAGCCAACTTTCCTTGCAGGTTCTCCACATCGGCCGCTGTCATGGCTTGCTCCATGTTCGACAACTTGACGTCCATAGCTTGCAG